CCCAGCAACTCGTCGATCTGTGCTTCGAAGTCGCTCAACATGGAGTCGACATCGGGAACGGCCTCCGCTTCGGCCTCTTCGGCGGGAGCACCTCCGGTGTCCGAGATCGGCATGTTCGTGTTGCGCAGTTCGTCGGCCTTGGCTTCCGGACGCGGCTTGATCCCCATGCCTTGACGGATCTCGTTGGTGGACATGATCTCGTTCCGAGTGAACTTGTCTCCGAGCTCTGCCATGTCTCCGATCGGAACCAATTCGAACGGGTCGCGGTAGTACTCGATGGACTGTCCCTGAGAACGACCGGTCTTCGTGAGGAACTTCTTCTTCATCTCCTGCACGATCGCATCAAGAATGGGCTTGATGGTCCGGTTGTTGTAGTTCAGCATGGTCGCCTCGTCGGCGGTACCGTTCATGATCTCCGCCGTGAGACCCAGCTGAGACAGAAGGAGCTCGAAGAGGAACTCGACTTGCTCCTTGAGCTTGTTCTCCACAGATCGGTTGAGCTGAGTGATCTTCTCAGTGCCGTCGATGTAGGCAATGCCGTGATCGTTCGACTTGAGCTGGAACTCGATGTCCTTCACTCGCTGCTGAGCCTGAGATCGCTTCGATTCGTGCTTGACCAGGTATGGAAGCTGGACGATGAGATCCAGTTTGCCGGAAGCCGATACCTCGTCCACCGTGTCCAGGAGATTGAGCTTCCTGATGATGCGCTTCAGGGTGGAGTTGGTGTCGTTCATCACGCTGGAGAACGGATTCTTGACGATCGCGACGAGCTTTTTCTCGAGAAGGATCTCTTCTCGAATGCCCTTGTCCTTGTCGTCGTTGTAGAGCAAGATCTTCACGTGATGGGGTTGCCATCCAGTGATCTCCCCGACCCTCATGTCCAGAATATCGAAACTTCCCGGACTCTTCGAGGAGATGGTTCGCTCCACGGGAACGATTGCCGCGTATCCGTTCTCGAGCATGGTGTTCGCGACGTCCTGTAGGAACTCTCGCGCCGCCTGATCGATGTTGGGACCTACAGAGAGCAGCTCGTTGAGGGAGCTCTTGATCTCCTCGAGGTATCGATCCTCCTCGTCCAGTCGTACGTGACGAATATCGACGCCAGAGACGTCGACGCTGAGTCGTGTGTAGATCGAAGCGATGATCGATCGCTCGTTCGAGAAGGAGACTCGGTTCTGATCCGGGCGTGTCCCATAGCTAGTGCCGGAAGCATAGGCGCGTGTTCTGCTCTCCACGCTTTGACTCGTGAACGCATTCCACGCATGCTTGATGATGGTGCTAACTCTTTCCATAGGTCACCCCCTTTGTTGGATGGATCATTCGAACGCCTCCTTGAACAGGTTGTAAGCGATGTACGCATCCATGAGAGCGGAAACGTTATCGATCTTCTCTTCTCGGCGCTTCTTGTGAAGCTTCCGGTTTCCGTTTGTGTCTTCGGACACGACCGCGTGACCCATAGCGAAAGTCATAAGATCCTCGTCGAAGAGGAACATCCTCTCCGAAGCCAGAATCTTGATCTCGCCGAGAGGAACAGACTCTGTACGAATTCCCTGTTGGACCTTTTCGACGCCGTAGTCTCCGTGTTCCTGGATCCATCGCGTCATGAACTCCTTGGAGTTGTAGGTGTCGTATCCAACAGCGGTTACGTCGTACTGATTCTCGTTGATAAACTCCGAAAGGTCGTCGTAGACCTCCATCATGTCGAGAACGGTCCCCTCGAGGACCTGGAGGCTTCCTTCTTCGATGAATCCCTGGTATCTCTCTCGAAGAGAGGGAGGAAGTTTGGTCATCGTCAGGGATGTGATGTAACTTCGTGTCTTCACGCCGAACTTCCCGCCTCTCAGAGGGAAGAGGAATGTGAAAGCACAGAAGTCATCGCCCTGGGAAAGGTCCGCGCCCATAGAGCACTCCATCTGCCAGAAAGTCTGCCGACGATGCGGCTGAATCTCTTCGTAGGTGAAGTAATACGTGTATCCCGCCATAGGAATACCAAACCTCTTGGCGAGAATATCGTTTCTCTGGGTGGGCGCCTTCTCGGCACGTTCTACGTCCAAGTGATAGGCCTCGTACGGGACTGTGATCCCGATGTTGGGGTTACACTTGGGCCACATGGCCGGATTAGAGACCTCTTCTACATCGTCCAGCTTGTAATGCCAGATCGAAATATGAGGAGCCAGGTACTCACCCTGTAGGATGGTCGCAAGCTCCAGTTTGATGTCGTCACCCGAGCCGTTTCGGACAGTACCCTCAGAGCTGATGGCAATGATGGCATAATCCTTGACCTTGGTGGCGCCTTGTTCGATAGCGCCGATGACATCCTCTCGAATATCGCCGGACAGCCACTCGTCCACTGTGGCACACTTGATCTGAAGACCCTGAAGCTTGTCGATCGACATCGGTCGGACTTCGAGAACAGAACCGGTGAGGAAGTTCTCAATACCCTTCTTCGTCGACGTCAGCTTTTGCCTCAAGAACCGGTTTCCCGTTGTGTTCTGAAGGGATCCGTGCGTCAAGAACTTGAACAGAGGTCCTCGCGCGCGTGTGATAGCAGTCCTGAACGGGGCCATAACCTCATCGGCCTGCTTCATCGTGGGGGCGGTAGTGATCTGCTTGGTCGCTGTGGTGTCGATGTTGAGGAAATATGACTGCAACAAAGACGCATACATAGACTTAGCTGCACCACGAGCCACGATGAGGTACTGCTTTACAACCAGGCGCTTCATGGTGATCTTGTTGACCCACCCACCGCCGGTGCCGTCCTTGGCCGGCTCGTAAACCGGCCTTTTATCGAAGTAGAACCAGCTCAGAAGCTGCTCGGCCCACAGCTTGAACGAGTCGAGAAGTACTAGCGGTTCTCCATCGGTGAGCGTGAGCTCGGCTTCGCAGTATTTGATGAAGCCTTCGATCGCTTGATCGTCGTAGTAGATCTTAGGGTTGGCAATGAGCGCATCGATGCGGTTCATCTCCAGCGAGATCTCTTTACAAACTGGAATCTCGCCTCTCAGAACCTTTTCACGAAACTCACCGTAGTATTTCGGTGTCGCCGTGTTAGATAGCACCATTGCCAACCCTCCCTTCTACTTCTTTCCTGCCTTGGGCTTGGCGATGGGTACGCCAATCTTCCTCTTACCCGCGTTCTTGTACTCCGGGGCCTTGGTCTTCTGGTCCAGGAGATCGCCGATCAAACGTACGCCGGCACTGGGCTTTCCGGTGGTCTGAAGCGAGTTGAGCTCGTTCTTGATCACCTTCTTGATGAAGTTTTCGCCCTTCGAGATCGTCTGGGTCTCCGTGGTCATCTTCACGTACTTCTGCTCGAGGTTCATGCGATCCACGAGGTGCTGAAGATCCTTGGAGGAGACCGTGTTGAGCGATCCAGACTTCTTGATCGTCGAGGCGGTCGTAACCGCCCGGACCGCGTCGTCGGAAGCTGACGGATTGCTGGACACCGTGCCGTCGGGACCGCGCTTGCGGCGGATACCCCACTTCATGCCCTTGACACCGAAGTGCTTCAGGGCCTTCTCTACAGCTCCTCTTCCGAGGGCAACGGTGGATTCGGATCGGTCCATTCCTCATCCTCTCTCATGGTGTTGAGTCGAACCTCGAGCTTCTTGATCTGCTCCTCCGCCGCGGTCAGATGGTACGAAGTCTGAGGCGGATCGAAGTAGTTCTTCACCTGGAGGTACATGAGCGTCTTGACAGCTCCGTACTTCGCCTCGTTCACGCCAAGGAACTGATCCCAAGTCGCGGTTGAGTCCGTGATGAAGAACCCGTCGGGAGGACCGATGCCGATCGCCAGCAGGTCCGTGAAGACCGTGTTGATGTGCGTGAGAACATCGGCATCGTAGGCTGTGTACTCCTCCTCGAGGCCGAGGTTCTTCTTCACGCTGGTAAGAATGCTGTCACTCATGTGGTCACCTCCTTCATGTGGCTACCATTTTGACCAGTCTGAGACAACTAGTCAGCTTCGAAGATGTACTTCATGGCGTTGTGGTCGCTGTTGAACTTCGCCAGCTCCTGCTTGGCAACCAGACGACAGTTCTTGAACGCAACTACCTCGACGCCCTTGCCGGCCACCTCTGCTCCGACGTGGTCTCCGATCAGGTCCTGAACTTCACCAACGTTGTAGTTGGCATCGGCAACACCGATGACCGGA